GTTTCCCCGGACTCTTAAAGGATTAGAAATAATCCTTTGTGCCTTAACGGGCCTTACGGGCCGTTAAGGGGGACTCATTTCCCCTTCTCGTATGGACCGTTGCAATAACGATACATACAATGAGAACACGTGAGGACACTGATTATGGAGCTGTTTCACACAGCTATGAACAAGACACATGGAACGGCTCGTCCGCAACTCCGGTACATACCTCTGGCACTATAAATTCTTATGGTGCTAAGTATTCGTATCGGATGGACGACGTCGTCACGCACGAGTTCCAGTCGCGACAGAGGAGAGGCGTATTAACGTTCTCTCCAATGGAGTCGGCCCGCTCATTAATATCTGCCCAAGGGCAGTATGATGCGCTGGTCCACTCATACGTCTGGCAACCCGCGGGTAATTGGGGGTTTCCTCGAGGCTATGAAAGACATGATAGTAACTATCTGCCTTTCCATAGATTCCCGATTAACACTCCCCTTGCTCAACTTGTTCATACTTCTAATACGGACAACACTTTCCGTAACCTCTTCGGTTATGGTAGTGTTGCATCTCAACGGGATATATTATTGTCTCGGCTGCATGCCAAGCTCTCAGACTCAGACGCCATGATTGGCGTTACTGCGTATGAGGCTCCGGAAACAGCTAGGATGATAACACGTGCCGCTAAGATGGCTTATCGAACGAGTGCGACTTTCGTCAAATCTCCTCGATCAGCCTTAAGGGACCTCGCTAAGATGACCGCTGCCGAGATAAGGCATGTGGCCACCGATAAGTCGAAGGTCTTCCGTAGGAAGTCTCAGGTCCGTGCTGTTACAAAGCTGGCCAGTCAATGGTTACAGTTACGGTACGGATGGCAGTCTCTGTTCTATGAGTTCCAGGATTACACGACTCTCTCTCCGTCTGATAAGACGATGAGGCGGTCTGTTGTTTCCGGATCTGACATCATGTCCCAGTATACTACATCTAGTAGTGGTACTAGGGATGCTGATGCTTCCTATGGTACGCGCGTCAGCTATGAAGCTGGCAATACGTACGCAAGGCATACAACATTGTCTGCCGGTGCTATGTATCGAATGAGTGCCCCACTCGCGCCTATCGACGCGGTTGGAGCTCGACGGGTCTTCTCCTCAATGTGGGAGATTGTTCCGTTCTCGTTCGTTATAGACTGGTTCGTAAATGTGAGCGATAAAATCGCTTCCCTTGACACGGCATTGCTGTGTGATATCCTGGGTACCTGGTACACAACTCGGCATACGCTAAGTTGGACTAGGTACAACTACGGTATCATGCAGCACGTCGAAATTCCAAATTATTGGAAGTGCGACGGGTATTACAATAATAATTGTAATATTAATGACATTTGCGATCACGTTATACGTGAAGCAAATCCCGGTGTCACCGGATCCTTGTCATTGAACATTAAGCTCAATACTACAAGGGTCATTGATGCCGTTTCCCTGTTAAAAGTTAATTCTCGAAAGATTTCGAGGCTTTTAAAAGGGATTTAACCAAAAACCAAAAGGTATAATACCATGTCACAAGACAACACGATCACCCTAAGCGTTGATCCTCTCAACGACGGAAATCCGGAAGACCGCGTGTTTACACGCTGGTACCCGGATACGAACCGCACCATCTATAACGGGCCGAGCCACACGTTGGCTGTACCCGAACAGATGACGCTGTATCGTACTCTTCCTAAGGTTACTGGGAACTTTCTCGGCACTGCTAAAAGTGCCTGTAAGTTCACTTTCACCGTTGAGGTGGAGGACGCCGAGGGAAATACGACTACGAAACCTCTCATCTTTGACGTTTCGGTATCGGCTCCGGTTGGCACTCCTGCCGCGAAGCTTACTGAGGGTTCCATGCATGTTGCCGCTATGTGCGCCAACAATGCGGTCTTTGGAGACCTGATTGGCCTTCTCGAGATTTGAGATATAAACATAAAACTCTCTTCTCGATAAGGATCAATCATGAAACCCTCGTCAGCTCGCAACGAGCAACCGAGAGGCGCCTCTCCGAAAGGGAGAAGCGTCTATCCGCAGGCGGTACGCATACCTTCCGACTACCCTTGGGTAGTCTTGGACGGTGTGTTATCCGCTTTGGCATACGACTTGCCAGATTCTTTCTGCGAGGAAGTAAGAGCTATCATTCGCTCTCGCGACTTCTCAGAATATTTGAATCTTAGCAAGACCTATGGGTTACAGAGTATTAACCATAGAGCCGATGAGCCCCCGCTATACGAAATAGCTGGGATTCATCTCGTGTGTTCCCTAATCCGCAAATATTCGGAAGTTGGGTACACCAGTCCAAAGCAGAGGCGTGATGAATGCCTCTCTCGAGTAATCGAGTTAGATAAGAATCTGAGCTTCGTTCCTGGCGTACTACAATCCGAAGTTGCGAGTGGTGCAAGGTCGATCATCAAGCGTATGCTTGGTGCTAGACCTGACCTCCACGCGATGGGGATTAGTTGTCGCCATGGGCCCGGCTCAAGTACCGTCCACTCGTACGATCGCCGCTCCGCTTACTTCAAGTATGCAGAGTGGCCGTATCGGTGTACGCCTCGAGCAGCTCCCATCATGAGGGATGTTATCTGTGCCGATCCTAGATGGGTCGGCGCGCTTGAACACGCTTACCGCCGTCGTTACCGGATCTCTGCTTGGTCTATCCTAGATCAAGAAGTTTTCTGGAACAACGTTGTGGTTAGCGATAGTCCATGCAACAGAATAACATCGGTTCCAAAGGATAGTACGAAAGATCGTCCTATAGCAATAGAACCTCCTGGCAACGTCTTCCTCCAACTTGGTATCGACGGGCTCTTCCGTGACGCTTTGCGTTACGCAGGAAACCCAATCGATGATCAAGTTCGGAATAGGTTGTTATGTGTTGAAGCATCTAAGACCGGTCGTCTTGCGACGATTGATCTTAGCGATGCCTCAGATACCATACACCTTGACGTGGTGAAGTCTTTACTTCCACCAGCCTGGTTTGAGTTGCTTTGTAGTGTCCGCTCACCTTTCGGTGAGCTTCCAGACGGGACAGCCTGGCGTTACGCCAAAATGTCCTCGATGGGGAATGCTACTACCTTTGTGCTCGAAACTATAGTGTTTTACGCTATATGTCGGGCTTGCTGCCGTGAATTCGCACCGAGGCGCCACAACACTGTTGCGGTCTTCGGCGACGATATCATTGCACCTACCTACGTGGCCTCCCAGATAAACATCTATCTTCAGCTTTTTGGCTTCAAGCCAAATCTGGAGAAGTGTTTTCTAAAAGGTCCCGTACGGGAGTCATGTGGTGTCGACTGTTATAACGGTTCCGACATTAGACCTATCTTCCTTAAAAAGAAGCCTAGGACTGATTTGGATCTGTATAGCGATAGAAATCGCTTAAACAGTTGGTGGGTCAAGCATATGGGAAACCGTTTGCCTGCTGAATTAGATCAAATCTTCTTCAAATGGCTACGGTTAGAACCAATGTTTGGCCCCCCTGATACCAATGACTACCGGTCATACCTTCACGACGAGGACTTTAGGTCCCCGTACTTTGAAGCGTATGCGGAAAGGTCAGTCGATCTCCCTGCTAGGGAGTTCGACTTTCGCAAGCTAATGCACACCTTGCAGCACCCCTCGGAAGGGGGGAAGTTCCGTGTTACACGGGACAGCCGCAAGCTCATGATAGTCCGTCGGGTTTCCCGCGATGCGCTGTAAAGCGCGTTGACGGGTCACCACCGGTCTAAGGCAACAAAGGTACCCGCAGGGGTACTCTCCTTGTCCTTAC